GAACTGGTGCTACCACATATGTATATGAGTTGACAGATGCCTCTGGAAATCTTCTTGACAACTACACCCTTGTAGATAATGGTGTAAGCTCACAAAATGCTGTGCTCAGTGGACTCCTCCCAAATACATCTTATACTATCCTAGTAATGGCAACAAATTCCTATGGCTCCACAGATAATGCCAGCATAGTCATAACACTGCCTATTCCTCCTCCAACAAAACCAATTCTTACAGGGACTTTTACCTCTTATACGGCCACAATAACTTGGACAGGAGGAGATGGCGCAACAAGCTATTCCTATTCTATGATAGATGCTTCTGATAATACATACACCCCTATAGATAACGGACTAAGTGAAAAATCCATAGAGTTCACTGGTCTCACACCTAACACTTTATACTCTATCACTGTAGTAGCTATAAACGATTCTGGCAGTACTTCATCTGACCCAGGTGAATTATTTTCAACTCTTCCATATCCATTTAGTGTATGGGCAAGTGGCTCACAGTATAATGTGTCTGAAAGCATATTAGGTGAAGATAACATAATCTATACATGTGTAAATGCGAATAATGATGCCACATTCACTCCTTCAAACTGGTCCGCAAGCACAGATACATATACAGGTATTTGGACACCTTCTAGCGGGTTTACAGCTGGAAATATATGTGTCAGCCCACTAGACAATAATATATATTTATGTATTAACACCACTGGTTCAAATGGCTTAGACCCTTCTCAAGATACTGATAATTACAGAATCTTTGGAGCAGGTATTGGGGCATATCCTCCCTATAATATTAATTACTCTGACATTTCAACAACAGGGTTCACAATTACTTGGAGTAATAACTCAACTGTATCATCATATATCTTCAGTTTAACAGATAATTCCAATACATTCACTCCAGTATCAGACACCAGTCTAAGTAATTCTCTCACTTATTCCAACCTAACACCTAGCACGACATATGTCTTTTCTATACAAGCAGTAAATTCAGCAGGTCCTTCTCTACCATCTACACTAACACTAATCACTCTGGACGTGCCACAACCCCCTACTGCCCCATTACTTTCTTTTTCTAATACCCATAACTCTATAACGGTAACATGGACAGGTGCAGGGACAGGCGCAACATCTTATTCGTATGTGTTAAATGGGTCTACAGTGACTCCTACAGATAATGGACTTTCTCAACAAACTGCTATTTTTACTGGCCTGACCCCATCAACCTTATATACAGTTACTGTAACTGCCATAAATTCTGTGGGCTCAACCGCTTCAGACCCTCTGACACTAACAACTTCCGTGAGACCTGCAGTTGAGTATAATGGGGAAATTGCCAATTTATCCTTCAATAATACGTCACTAACTACGGCAACGGCGAGATGGACTGGGGGCGGGCCAAGCACCGAATACACATATAGTACCAGCCCTGGAGTGGGGGCAACATTTGACCCAACTACAAATACTGCCTTAATTACCGCATTAAACCCTTACTCAACATATCCCTTCACTCTCATAGGAAATAGCCCAATTCCCACACCTATGTTTATTGCCACTACAGGCTGGCCTACCGCACTACAATATTCATATGATGGTGTAACATGGAATACGATAACAGGTGGCTCTGCTCTAGTTCCCCAGCCTCAAGTAGCTCTAACTGCAGCATATAATGGAGAATTATGGCTGGTTGGAACGGATTCCACAAATAGTATGTTATATTCTCGAAATGGGTTTGATTGGAATATATCCTCTGGCTCAAGTCTATTTACAGGATGCTTCTGCTTGGCTTGGAACGGTGTCTTATGGGTAGCTGGCGGCCAAGGAGCAAATCGCATGGCATACTCATATGATGGCATCAACTGGACAGCATCATCTTCAGGTAATAGTACATTTACAACATTATGTAAGACAGTGGCATGGAATGGCAGCTTATGGGTAGCAGGAGGAAGGGCGGCGAATGCTCTTGCATATTCTTACGACGGAATAACATGGACTCCCTCTGCATCTGGAAACGCTCTAAATCCTAATCCTGGTGCATTTGGTAGAAGTATCGTCTCAGCTGTGGCGTGGTCTGCTACTTCCTCCATGTGGGTTGCGGCCGGCAGCACTATGGCATATTCATATGATGGTATAGTCTGGTCTGCTGCGGCAAATAGTATTCTAAGTCCTGCTGACTGTATCGCAACAAATGGGTCGTTGTGGGTTGTCGGCGGAGGAAATGCACGTAACTATCAACTAACCTACTCAACTGATGGAATTAACTGGGTATCATCCTCTTCTGGAGATTCATTGTTACAATGGCAATGTCAATCTGTGGCATGGAATGGCTCAATATGGGTTGCAAGTGGTACAAAATATGGTGGCGCTGGAGGTATAATATATTCATCTGATGGAATTACATGGACGAATACAGTGTACAACCTACAAGCGGGATTCGTATGTATAACTTCTGGAAATGGCACACTCTTATCATCAACAACTGCCAGTATTAAAACGATTAAAGTAGATTCTGACCCACGTTCCTTTACAGCCTCTTCTATTACCGATACAAGCTTTGACGTATCATGGTCAAATGAGACTCCTTCTGTATCATATACATTCACCCTCAATGGCACTGCTATAACACCTTCTGTAACAGACAATTCTATCACACTCACAGGATTAACTCCTTCCACTTTGTATCAACTCTCTGTAACATCAACCTATCCTAACCTAGGATTGAATGCTCCAACATCTTCCATTCTTGTTAAAACACTGCCTGTTTCTACGCTCCCAGCATCAATGACTATAACAGGTCAGTCTGATGCCACTGCTGAAAATTCTATACCTCTTACTATAAATGTGTTAGATGGAAATGGTGGAGCTGTCTATGGAGAAACTGTTACTTTGACAGGTGATGATGGCTCAACCTCAGAAGTAACCGCTCAACCTGATGGAACATATACAGCTAATGTGTATTCTGGAAATCCCGCTACTGTAATCTATACAGCATCAAATGGCACATTGTCCGCAACCTTGTCATTCTATTGGTCAGCAATAATTCCCACATCAATGACCATTTCTGGCGAGTCTTCAGCCACTGTTGGAACTGATGTTACCCTTACAATAAGTTTATACGCTGAGGGCACACTTCTTGGATGGCAAACGATTAATATGCAAGGTGATGGTCAGCCATTTACAGTAACTCCTCAAGATGATGGCACATATACAACCATCGTTTCTTCTCAAACTGCCAATCCTATAACCTATTACGCAACAATTCAAACACTAACAGAAACCTTTACAATTGATTGGCAGCCTTAAACTTCTTAATAACCATCTGAAACAAATACATTTGTTTTAGAAGATAATTCCAATACACTTTCTAATAACTAAATAGTTAATAACTAAATAGTAATCCACCACGACCACCATAGACCTTCAAGATGTTATATGTTTCAACCCATACTGATACAGTATAAGTAGGAACATTTGTTAATGAAAGAGAACCACGAAGGGGCTTGAATCCCAAATTTAGTTCCACCTTTTGAATCTTATCTAAATTCGCATGACCTGTTGGTATGCCGACTCCGTATTCTTCTAGACTTGTGCCAAAAGGTAGATTGTAGATATACTTGTTATGCCATGGACTCTTTCGTTGCTCCAAACTCGGTAGAATCGACCGATAAAACGCCGGATTTTGTGTAGAGTATCTCACTATACGTCCTTCGTAGTTCAGACTGATGCTCGTTATAGGCTCAGAATCTATGGCTGAATAGGCTGGGACAAGGGGCATATATGATTTCAGATTCAAACCTTGCGCATCTGGCCACCAGGGGGCGACAAGTCCAATACCGCTCGCATCAGCAATATAAGTACCACTCAAATCCCGTGTCATCAGGAAGGGGGCATTTAGTAAATCGGCATCATTACGATGACAGGTAATAAATAATTGTCGGCACATATTTGGCACTCTCATGTTAATACGGGTTGTTGATGCACCTCTTGTATCTTGTGTAAAAGAATAATGTTGGAGAATTGGATAGGTTAAATCAGATAATCTGATGCGATTTGCCTCTGGTTTGTCAATATAGACATATTCCACGAGTAAATACGATTCGGAAATCTGAAAGGAATCCGCCATCTTGATTCCAGGAATCTGGCGAACTCTCACAGATTTCTCAGGATTCCCATTGAGGCCGTATATCTCCGTGCCATTCGGATCTAGGACATAGAAAGGACTTGAGGCCATTGGCGGCATTGCAAGATTTCCAACATTAGGGGCGGGAGGCTGCGATGATATAAACGTGTCATATTCTGTAAAAGGAATATTACACTTGTTTGACACATAGGAGCCGCTTGTAGGAACTTGTTGTATGGTATCGCCTTGTGTTACTTGATTTTGACTATAGGCATCCTTTGTCTTTATTCTGCTTGTCGTCGTATATAGTTTGTCCACGGTATTAAATCCGATATTGATTTGTACTGCGTCTATGCCTATTGCATCAATTGGTAATGCTACTGAAGGGTCTCCTCTCGCAAACCAAAAAGGAAGAGGGGTAATTAAGGTTTGTTGGCCACTGAACCCATTTGATTTCGGTGTAAAACCGTTGTCCCAACGTCCAATCATACGATTCACGGTGGTTGTCTTTTCAAGAGGTGTTGTAAATTCATCCAGGACTTCTAAAAGAGTCCCTTCTATCGCATCAATAGGTGCTCCTCCAATTGTTAAAGAGGCCGATGTAAGAAGAGCATTGCCAACAGAATTCGTCCATCCAAAGGTCGGACCAGCAAAGGGGAGATTATTGGCGGTTGCCCACGCCCTCGCCGTCTCCTGTGTTAGAGAGATATCTGGCATAACTGTTACCAGAAATACCCGCTTGATAAGATGACCTCTTCTAGGTAAGGTTATTCTTGCCGTTGTCCCGAATGCCGGTTGATTATCAAAATCTACACGATACGTTTCTGTGGTAAACCGACCCGCTTTTATATATGATTTCTGGAAAACATCCATTTTTGGCTGCCCCTTCGGCGGTAACAGACGCTCATCTTGAAGACCTGATACTAGCATTTTTAATAAGCTTGCCGATGCCATCTGCTTGTGTCCTGAGTATTTCTTTAGAGCCGTCCCCCAAATCTTACTTTTAAGTTTGACTCCTAGTAGAATAAGAATGACCTTCTTTCACATATATTTAATTTTCTTAAAGGTGGCCTTCATAGTTCAGTTCATCTTGATTATTATGAAAAAACAAGACCATCACGGAATCGTGTTTATATTAAGTAATATGGTATTTAAGATATCTGTTGGCTTATTCATTATGATTTATTTTCTTTTACATGATGTTAAACACATGGAATATCTAGATAAAATGATTATTGGTTTTGCTGGAACAATTCTGATTTATGATGCATTCTATATTGATATGCCCAAGGCTCTTGCGATATATGAGATAAATTTCAGCCCGTATACGCTTATACGGGATATTATCAAAATTTAGAATAGATGCTAGTATTTATCTTTTTGGTGGGCGTCGTTGGCATAATCTTCTGAGATGGAACATCTGTCTCAGAAGTATATATTTCTTGATAATGCATGTTGTAAAAAGGACAACAAGGAAAGTAACTGCCATTCTTACAACATGCCTTAATAGGATAAGGATACGTGGGTATAATTCCGCTCAAGGCTTTCTCACGCTGGATACAGTGCTCAACACATATAATAGGCAAAGAAATTGGTAAGAAGCAGAGAGCACATGCAGAGCAGACGATTGCTTCTGCTTGCATTGGAAGACTTGTGTTAAATGGTGTGTTGGGAGTTCAATTTTTAGCTTTTTAACTTTGGAACATGGGATTCGCCATTCCATTCTGGAACCGCAGCCATTGAAGCGTTGTAACAAAGACTTTAACTTCCCACATATCATTTGGAATGAAGGCAATATTTAAGGTTAATCGAATTGTCTGAAGACGAGAAGCATTCAAGGTTCCTGATGGCTGGTGCTCACCAGGCAGAGAAGCGAACGAATATCCGTAAATAAAATTCTTATATGATGATATAGAAGAATGTTTCTTGGCTAGATGACTCCTGAAAAACTGCTCATCTGCATTCACAATTTCCACACCGTTAAATTGAATACTGGCAGATTTTAGAAGAGGGGTACGAGGATTATAAATAGGGTCTTCTTCTGCTTTTAACACAGCTGAATAGTTTGTCCATTCGCTTTTCTCAGAAATACCCTTGCGTCGAATAAACCAGAAAAACTCTTCCATAGGATGATTGACTTCTAGAGGAAGCTGAACCGTGATTGTGTCAGATGATGTCTTATTGGTTGCGTACTTGAGTGGCTCTTCAAACGAAAATGTCGAGACATCTCGTCTGAGAATCTCGAACGGTGTTCTCAAAATTCGCTGCCGCATTTCTCCATCGGTATTTGCCGCCTGAGTAACCAATTTAATTGCCTTGAAACTGGGTATTGATTCTTGCGCTCTTATAGTATTAGAAGAAGTATTAAGATAATTTGTAAGGGTAAAATCCAGACCAAGTGGAGTGTCTGTTACACAAGGGCGAGGAGAGCTGCGTTGTATACATTCATGAAAAGGCCTGAGGGTCACGTGAATTCGCACAGAACCCTCTTTACACGCTAGAAGCGGTAAGGCCTCCTTGAGTTTTATGCGTTTAAAAAAGAAGGGAAGCGGAATATACAAGGTTCGGTCCTGTGTTGGAAAAGGACGTAGTTGTGTGGGCTGGGAGAATCCAAGTCCATCTTGGGCAATTCCAAATTGTCGATTCATATCTTGTAAGTTGAAAAACACGTTCAAGAAATCGCCGTCTATCGTCTCAATCGTAGAATCACCGATTTCCAACTCTGCCTTTTCCACAATTACTGAGCCAAGAGCCTGGGCATATGCCCAGAAATCTGAGGTGATTTGGTACTTTCCTGATTCTAAACGCAAGAGTGTTGTCTCATCCAACCAATGTCCCAAATCTATTTGTAACATGGCGTTTAAGAGTAAATCTCCACATCCTACCGATTTCACATCAAAGGTGAATCGCTGGCCGAAGGCAGTTGGACCACGGAAAGGAAATTCTTGTACAGAAAGTGAAAAAGGGTTCAGTTTCTGATTTCTTGGCAACCACCAAGTTTTCTCGGCGCTCAAAGGAAAATATTCATTATCTTGAAAATCTCTCGGAGTTAAATCAAGAAGTGTTACAATATCTCCTCCTGCTCGTTCATAACCTACAAATAATTCCCGTTCAAAAGTATCTAAATAATTTGCTGATAAATCGGTAAGAGTCCCCATCTATTGGTGCCATGCATCTCAGTTAAATGAAAACAACTCGGCACCACCCTTTCCATCTGTTTGGAACTGTGCACAGCCTTCTTGGATAATGTTGAGCTGTGTTGTTAGATTGACCTGTGGTGAAGTGCCGGGATTCGTCAAATCAATAAAGAATGTAGGTTTGTCAGCAGTAGAAAAGTTCACAGCCCCTGCCCTATCAAATTCTGGCCGTCCCCTCGGAGTTACACCAAGAGTCCAATTCATCGTATTAATATCTATACCAGAATCACATTCCTCTTTAGCATAATTCGTTAAATCTCTCCAGACTTGTGCAGTCTGAGGGGCTTCTCTTTGCCCGCCTGCGATAGCCAAGGTAACTGTGTTAAAATATGGTTTGCCGGCACTTGTACTTACTGAATATAGGCGATTTGCTAAGATATCTTTTGTTGACCTGAAATACCATATAAGTCTGCTTGTCGGATGTCTCCCATCAATACGGCGTTTCACTTGAGATATTCCTCCTGCTAACACGGATGTGTATTCTAATGCGCTTTGTGTAAAAGTGTTCTCAAAGAGTCTGTTGAAGCGAACCTTGGTAGGAATCTTTTCTAGGGCTTGCTGCATTTCATTATCCACATAGACTTGTGTAGTTTCTAGTTGTAGCTCCATAGGAGGGATTTTCTCTCGTTTTAGTGTAGTGAAGGCTTGAGGAATTGTGGAAGCAGAAGTCTTGATAGTCATGGCTATATTCCAAGGAGTGGGCTTCTGCCTCTGGTCTGATGCTTCAACAAGGTCTTCTAGTTTTCTCAACTTACATCTCAGACGATAGGTGTGGCGCATGGCTCCTCGTTGCGGGAATCCTTGGTCTTTTCCCTGACAACCAATGAGGGGAAGCTCTAACCTTAGAAGAGGAGGTGTTGCGTTCTTTTGAATAGAAAAAGGTGTGCCATCATGGTCGCCAGTTTCTTCTACGTTAAGAAGACGTGTTGAGTACGTGCCAGAGTTTTTAGAGAGTGCCCATAAGGTATCACCGCTGAATTCTTGAAGTAGGATATTATCTTGGAAAAACTGGATATTTTCAAAAAGGAAATATGCGATTGCTTGGGTATATCCATAACTAACACCATTGACATCTTGGATAATTGATTTAGTATTTAGAGGTGCTTGTGTAACAGGTATCCATGTAGGGAGTTTTATTAATATAGATGGTTCTTTCATGAGGTCGCCGACAAGGTCAAAGAGAAATTCTACAGAGCGGCCAAATTCTGCTGTTGATACAGGAGGGACTACTCTGCGCTCTGTTAAAAGCGGTGCTTGTGCCTCATAGGATGAGTCAAATAGAAATGTCGATTTAGAATCATCACTAAATAAATAGACGTCCTTGTTGCCTCTGGCGATGAGCTCATATAATGAACCTTCGGCGGTGGCAGTCATTCTCTTTTCTTTGTAAGTGTATTTTAGAGGGGCGTTTACTAGGCTTTGTTCTTTATGTTAGATGGGTCTGCCTTTGTCCCGTCTGAAGATGGAGTCTTTGCTCCATCTGAAGATGGGGCCACTGTATCAAGGATAAGTCGTGAAATACCCATCATAATCACAGTTGAATAAGATACTTGTGTTGCCGTCATAACTTGAATCCCCACCTGACAGACCGGGCTTCCTGATATTACTAGACCTTGAAGGAATCCGTAAATTCCGTCAGGAACACAGGCGGTTGAATACGCTTTAGTTGCAACATAATGAGCTGAGTACGAAATCAGTGCCGAAATTAAGCCTTTTGCTAGAGGTGTTGACACAAACTCAAACATCTTACATAGCTTATGCGATGTAAGTTTAGGCTTCTGCTTCTGCTTCTGCTTCTGTCCTGTCGATATACTCCTTCAACTCCTCTGTTGCCTTCAGAACAAAACTTGGCTTCTTATAGTTAGAATACATACTGAGATAGCCTATGCGTCCATATTTCATAAAGTGAATCTCCTCATTCAGAATATCATGGTCGCCTCGTAGCCAGACATCCATGAGTGCCTTTGTCATCTTATAGCCGGCATCGGTAGAAGGAATACCAACTTCGTTTAGCTTTTTGAGAAGAGGAATAATCTCGTCTAACTTCTCCTTCATGCTTTTCATTCTAAGACATAGTTATATTCGGCTTTAGTCCAATCCCAAAAACGTACGACCAATCTTACTAGTTATAAACATACCACAGCCGGAAGCAATCTGCGCATAAAAAATAGGAGTTCTTTTTGAGCAACATAATAAATAAACTGATAATCCAAAAAAAAGCATCGAAGACAGCCAGAATAACTGTGTAAATGTATCCATTCTTTTATATAGAGATAAAAATAATAAGTTTGAAATGTACAGCTTTAGTTTCTAATTTTAATTAGAGCCCTCACCGAAGGTCCTGGGGAGCAACTTTAGTTGCTTCCCTCCGCCGAAGGCGTAGGTGCGGACTTTAGTTCGTGCCTTCACCGAAGGTCTTGGGATTTAATTTTAATTAGAGCCCTCACCGAAGGTCCTGGGGAGCAACTTTAGTTGCTTCCCTCACACCCAAATGCCCCCATTGTAGACGCATATCTAGGAACCCCTGTATCATATGATAAATAGGAAATTCCTGCTTGGCTATTATACTTTGTGTCATATGAATCATATCTAGTGAGTGAAGGGCCAGATGAGGTCATTGCCACGTTTGTTTGAGAAACCTGTGCTACCGTTGTGGCATTTGTAATAACCAGTGTTCCTGCCCCTCCTGTTGTTGGTGTAACAGAGACGATACTTGCACTAGATGGTAATCCCACAGCATTCACATACGCACCGACTATGGGAGCAGCACCATTTTTGTACTGTTGGTATGCTAGGGTGGTTGATGCCGAAGCCCATGATGCCAGAAATTGTTGTTCTGCTAGAGATGCAACAGCAACCGTTTTTTGTTGTGCTCTACGAATACGGTCTGAAGCGTCCATTCTATCGTGCCATGCGGAAAAAGGTGGTCTAAGAATCTTAGGGGTCTAATAAGAAGTCGATGTGTGGAATTCTCGCCGTCTTATATTCATCTGAAAATCGTTACAAGAAACTTGAGAAAGCTGTTTCTCATCTTGTTGCTCGTGGCCCTGAGGGGACTAAGATTACTGACCTGGCATCTGCCACATTCGCCTTTACTCGCTTGGCGATTAACGGCCTACACGAGGGAGGTATGCAGCCGTTTCATGCACCTTATGCCACATGGATGTGTAATGGAGAAATCTATAATTCTAAGTTAATCGAAAAGACTCTTGGATATACAGGGAAGGGTTCCGATTGTGAAGTCTTAGGAAATTTATGGAATTCTCTAAAAGACCCTGTTGCCTTCTGTCGTGCCTTGGACGGAGTTTTCTGTGTAGTACTACATGACAAGGAACAAGATATGTATATAGTCGCAAGAGACCCCTATGGTGTTCGTCCGTTGTATTGGTCAAATGATAAGTTTGTTGGTCTATCATTCGCCAGTGAGAGGAAGGTGCTAGAAGCATTGGTTGAGCCATATGCCAAGATTTTTGAGTTTCCACCGGGTGAAGTATGGACTGTAAAGTCTGGGGTTTGTGTAAAAAAGGATATCTATCACACTGTTCCGTGGCTAAAAGCTGCCTATATGACCGAGGAGATGGCAAAGAAGACTGTTCATGATTCCCTTCTTGCTGCAGTAGAGAAGAGGCTTATGACAGAGCGTCCTGTTGCTGCACTCTTGAGTGGTGGTCTTGATTCTTCTTTGATTGCTTCCATTGTTCAGAGAATGCTTCTGAAGCGTGGTCTACCCCCTCTCAAAACATTCAGTATCGGAATGGTGGGTAGTAGCGATTTGGCCTTTGCTCGTAAGGTGGCTGATTGGATTGGCTCAGACCATACGGAGGTGGTTGTTACTGCAGATGATATGTTTGCTGCCATTCCTCAAGTGATTCATGATATTGAGTCATATGATATTACGACAGTTCGTGCTTCAGTAGGAAATTGGCTTATTGCTCGAGAGGTTCGTAAGAGTGAGTGTAAGGTTGTGTTTAATGGAGATGGCTCAGATGAGGAGTGGGGTTCTTACTTGTATTTTTACAAGGCGCCAAATGATTATGCATTTGAGGCGGAGTCTAATAGGCTTCTTTCTGAAATTCACAGATATGATGTGTTGCGCTCTGACAGGTCAATTAGCTCCCACGGTCTGGAGGCTCGTACTCCTTTCTTAGACAAGCAGCTTGTTGCCCTATGGACATCTATACCCACGCATTTCAGAAGACCCAATAAAGAGCTGAAAAGACCCGAAAAATATATTTTACGTATGGCGTTTGACGAAACAAATCTTCTACCTTATGATGTTTTGTGGCGCAAAAAGGAGGCGTTCAGTGACGGTGTTAGTGCATCAGAAACGCCCTGGCATTCCAAAATAAACACATGGGCAAGGTTCAACAA